TCACAGCCGAAAGCGATGTTCTTGGTTAATCATATGGATTACGACCACAGTGGTTCAGGAAGTGCATTAGGCGGACACGGAGTAGCAGTAGACTTTAATCTTCAAGATGAAGCAGGCAATTTGCATCAACTGGCACAAAACTTAGTTAAACTGAGAAATGTAACAACAGGTGGTTCAGCAGGCAGTTCAACGATAACCGGGTATGATAGCGAATACACGCTCAGTGTCAAAAAGTACGGGGAAGCAGGACCAACAAACTCACTAACATCAAATAAAGATTTCACTGAAGTAGCAGAAGAATTAAGAGTAGTCAACAAGGCAGTTAACTCAGGTAACACTGATTTAAGTGGTGTCTATCTTACATATGATGGTGCTGAAACAGGAACACCATCAGCGATATTACAATTGAGAGATAAAGACGATGATGAGAACACACAAAACATTAAGTTAGAACAAGCCAGAACAACATTTGGTACTGTAACAAAACAATACAAAGCATCAAGCGACCCTACTGGAGAAGCGGGCGACACATACTTTAATACGACTACAAACAAGTTTAGAGGTCACAATGGAACTGCTTGGGTAGATTTGAGTTAATATGATGGACACTAAACCAAGAAAAAAAAGAAAAATAACTATGATTGAAGCAAATCAAACAGAGATTGATGTTAAACAAAATACGGTGGATATTATGGCTATGAAACAAGACCTAACAGAGATTAAAACAAATCAAAAATTCATCGATAGTGAACTTCGAAAAATTGATAAAAAAGTTGAAAAGATTGACGGACGACTATGGGCGATAATGCTTCTCGTGGTTGGTTCAGCAGTTGCAAATTACTTTATGTAAATTAACCTCATACCAGAGGGGATAAAAGGGAGAAAGATATGAAAGAAGACAAAGAGGTTAAGAAGAAAGCAGGACGACCAAAAGCAAAGATAGATGTAGAGATGATTGAGAAGTTAGCAAAGATACACTGTACACCAAGAGAGATGGGTTACATTATGGGCGTTGACCATAGAACAATTATTAAACATCACGGTGACGTAATAGAACGAGGAAAAGCAAACGGGCGCCTTGCGATACGAAGAAAACAAATTGAAGTCGCTTTAAGTGGCGACAAAACACTTTTGATTTGGTTGGGTAAAGTTCTACTTAATCAAAGTGAGACACAAATGCACGATGAAGATTCTAAGATATTACCTTGGAATGATGACATTTAAGGAATAGATTATGGCAAAGTTTAAGGGTTCAAGATGTTTAGTTGACTGTGGTGGTCACAAAGCAGGTTATTCATACTCAAAGGGTGGGGGTTCTAAAACACCTCATCGTAATGCCAGGTCTTTTAAGAAAGGAATGAAAATTGCCGTACAAGAAAAAGAAAAAAGAAAAGAAAAAACTTACAAAAAGAAACAAACGCTAAAAGCGTTAGCAACGGGTGTTGCGGCTGGTGTAACTTACACAATCGCAAAAGAGAACTCATCAATGGATAACATAGACACATAATGCCATTGAGTGAAGCACAGAAAAAAGTTGCTAGTTCCTCGGCTCGCTTTAGAACGCTCGTAGCAGGTCGTCGGTTTGGTAAGAGTTTCACAGCAGTACGTGAAATGTGTAAGGTTGCAAGTCAACCTAACAAGAAGGTTATGTATGTAGCACCAACATACCAGATGTGCAGAAACATTATTTGGGGTGACTTAAAGAGAAAACTACACGCTTTGAATTGGTTAAAGAGTGTAAATGAAAGTAGATTAGAAATAGAATTGGTTAATAATAGTTTAATTATGTTAAGGTCAGCAGACAACGAACAATCACTCAGAGGTTTAGGGGTTGACATGATTTGCATCGATGAAGTTCAAGATGTGAAGAGTGAAGCATGGACAGAAGTACTTAGACCAACACTTTCAGACAGAGAGGGTTCTGCTTTCTTTGTGGGTACACCAAAAGGGACATCGAATTGGCTAATAGACTTGTTTCAAGCAGGTACTACAGAAGATGATTGGGAGAGTTGGCAATTTTCGACATTGGATGGAGGGCGTGTTTCTGATGAAGAAATACAATCAGCACGTGATATGCTTGATGTAAAAACCTTTAGACAAGAGTACGAGGCGAGTTTCGAGACATCGTCCAACTTAGTGTATTATGCTTTTAATCGAGACAACAATGTAAAGAAATACGAAGGCAACAAAAAAGAATTAAAATCTATTATTGTGGGCACAGACTTTAACGTGAGTCCTTTTGCAACAGTGATAGCAGTACAAACAGCAACAGGATTACATGTTGTGGACGAAATTGTTTTGTACAGTAGTAACACAGATGAGATGGTTCAAGAGGTAAGACATAGATATCCGACACAGCATATTACTTGCTTCCCTGACCCTGCTGGCATTCAGCGTAAAACTTCAGCAGGCGGACGAACAGACATCTCAATATTACAAAACGCAGGGTGGAATGTGAAGTACAAACCAAGACATCCTCTTGTGCGTGATAGAGTAAATGCAGTCAACTCACTTCTACTAAATAGTAATAGTGAGAGCAGATTGTTTATTGACCCGTCATGTAGAGAACTAATTAAGTGTCTAACACGATTTAGTTACAAAGAAGGTACACTAATACCAGACAAAGGTGGAAAAGATGATTACTCACACTTTCCAGATGCGTTAGGTTACGGTGTTGATTTCTTGTTCCCAGTAACGAGAGAATTTGAACCCCCAACGACACAAATATTTGGGATGTATTAAAAGGAGAAAACACATATGGCATACTTAACTAAAGAGACCATAAAAGATGTTCATTCAGTCTATGAAACACATCTCCCAAGATGGCGCTATTTTTGGGCATCATTCAATGGAGGTTTTGACTATCGTAAACACGGGTTAGAAATGCTTAGACGCTACATGAACGAAGAACAACAACCTGGCGACCAGTACACGTCAAGACTAAACTACACTGCTTTAGAGAACAGTTGTAAATTAGTAGTAGACACATACAAGGCTTTCTTGTTTAGAAGTCTACCAGTGAGAGCGTTAGGTAATCTAAACAAACTACCATACACTGATGATTTCTTACAAGACATCGATTTAGATGGAACTGACATAGACCAGTTTATGAAAGAAGCAAACAGTTTAGCAATGATTTATGGTCATGTATGGATTTTAGTAGACAAGCCAGAATCAGACTCGGCTCTTACATTAGAACAAGAGATTGAGCAAGGTATTAGACCATATGCTAATTTGATTACACCAGAGAATGTAATGGATTGGTCATACACAAGATTAAACGGTCGTTATGTACTTGATTATGTAAAGATGAAAGAGTACGAAGATGACGACATTTTAATTGTAAGAGTCTGGACAAACGAAACAATCTGTCGTTATCAGTTAAACAAAAGTGGTAAAGGCAAATTAGAATTATTAGAAGAACTACCAAACACAATTGGTCAGATTCCATTTGCGATGCTTAAAGCAAACCCATCACATGTGCGTGGAATGGGCAACTCAGACATAGGTGACGTTGCGAAAATACAACAAGCAATATTCAACTTAATGAGTGAAGCAGAACAAGCCATCCGCATTAGTGGTCACCCATCATTAGTTAAAACTGCTAGTACATCAGCAGTAGGTGGTGCTGGTGCAATTATCCAGATGGATGAAACATTACCAGGTGAATTGAAGCCATACTTACTTCAACCATCAAGTGCTAATGTAGAATCAATTATTAAGATGTTAAAAGAGCATCAAACAATGATTATGAAGATGACACACTTAGAAGCAGTGGTTGGACAAAAGACTGTTGCTAAATCAGGTGTTGCTCTTCAAACAGAATTCTCAATGCTAAACACTCGCTTGGGTGACAAGGCTGATTCATTAGAAAGACTAGAACATAAGATTTGGAAGTTATTCCAAATATGGACTGGTGTTAAAGCAGATGAAACATTCCTTATTCAATACAAGAAGAAGTTTGACTTGAGAGACGAGAATAACGATTTGGCAAACTACAAAACGGTAAGAGAAATGAACTTACCAAGTTTAACTCTAAACAAAGAGTTAGACAAGCAGATTGCTATGATTGTTGTGAAGAACGGTGACATGTTGGACGACATTGTTGAAGAAATTGACAATTTCAGCCCAATATCCACCACTACCGAAGAAAGTTAATAAATAATAGTAATAGAGCGATTTTGCTTTATTATTCAATCACTCCAAAGGAGGTTACGTTACTATGACGGACGAAACAATAGGCAACACAGCGAGCCATGAAGAAACTGAGTCTTCTGCTGAAATTAATACAACTCAGGCGGAAAGAACATTTAATCAAGATGAAGTAGATGCAATTGTAAAGGCTAGACTAGCAAAACAGTCTAAAAAATACGATGACATCAACATCACTGAGTACCGTTCTTTAAAAGCAGAACAAGAACAAGTTAAACTAGAAGAACAGAAAAAGCGAGGCGAGTTTGAACAAATACTGCAATCACAGAAAGCAGATTTTGACTCTAAACTTGAATCAGTTAAGTCTAAACTACATAGTGTTCAAGTTGATGGTGCTTTATTAAAAGCCGCGGGTAGCAGAAATGCTGTAAACCCAGAGCAAGTTGCAACATTGTTGCGAAATAAAGTAGCCCTTAATGACGAAGGCGATGTAAATGTACTTAACGAAAAAGGTGAAGTAATGTATGATAACGATACGGCGGCACCTTTAACTGTTGAAACTTTAGTTAATGATTTCTTAGATGCGTCACCACATTTCTTAAGAGCAGGCCCGAGTGGTTCGGGTTCAACGGGAACAGTTGGTGAAAGTACTAACAACGAATTAGACATATCTCAATTAGACATGACTAATCCTGCTCACAGGGCTAAGTATGCCGAACATAAGGCTAATCTTAGAAAACGCTAATTAACCATTTAAAGGAGAAATCATAATGGCTAACACTACAAATACAAACGTAGTAACCGCGGCAGACACACAAGGCTTGCTAACTAATGCTCGTCAGGACGCAATCTTCGCCGGTTACGAAAGTTCAATCTATCTCCCAGGACAAATCATGACAGTTCATGAAGTGTCTGGAGACCAAATCACAGCACAAATTCCAAAGTTTGGCGCTGTTGCAACTTCATCAGTTTCAACTGAAACATATGATGACGGTGCTCCAATCTCAGAATTGGATTTAATCAATGTCTCAAATTCAGCAGTTAATGTTGTTGCACAGACATATGCTGCCAGAGCCCTTGTTAAGGACTTATCAGCGGCATCTTCATATGCAAACGTTGGTACAACCCTAGGTCGTGCTGTTTCAGAAAAGTTCGATTCTGACGTTGCAGGTTTATTCGCATCAGCAACTCACAGTGCTGGTACTTCAGGTGCCGCTCTAACAGTTGATATGTTAGCAACTGCTGTACAGAAAGTACGTGCGGCTAAGTTCGGCGGTCAACTATGGATGGTTCTTCACCCAGGTCAAGTAGAAGATATTCTACAAAACATGACTGGTGCGGACTTTGCAGGTTCAGACTCAATGAATGAAGCAATGCGTGAAGGTCTAGTTGGTAAATTGTTTGGTGCAACTGTAATTCAGAGTGCGTCAGTAACAGATGACAACACAGACTACACAGGTTGTGTATGGGCTGAAAATGCATTTGGAATCGCAATGTTCAAAAACTTGGATGTTGAAATTTCGAGAAATGGCCCTGGAATTGGTAATGACATAATTGCTAGTTTACATGCCAAAGCGGCTGTTGTTGATGCCGGTCGTGCTTGTAAAATCATTTCTGCATCATAAGTGTAAATCTAATTTATGTGAGAGTTCGCTCTCACATTCTTAAACAAAGGAGAATGAACTATGGCAAACTACGCAACTAACAGTGACATAACTGATTATGTACCTGATATTTTTGAACACGGCGTTGCTGATTTCACATCCGAGTTAACAAGAGCAACAGCAACAGTTAACAAAAGATTGAAAGCAGAATGGTGGAGTAATCATCCGAATAACTTCGATGATGCGAAACTAAACGATGCTCAGTGGACAGAGACTACAGTTTATGTAGCCCTTGCTTACTTTATTCTTCCTCGTTTGAGTTCTTTTAGACCAGACGACATCTTTATGGGAATGTCATCGTTTTACAGAGACCGCTACGAATCTACTTACATGCGTGAGTTAGAAACCGGAGTGGACTATGATTCAGATGGTGATGCCTCTTATGAAGATGCTGAAAAAACATTTACTAGAATGGATAGATTAACACGATGAGTATTAGAGAAGACATCATTAAAGACATTAAGTTAAAGTTGGAAGACATTAACAGTGTTAAGATGGGTTCTGTAACTCGTGAACCTATGTTCCGAGACCAAACAGAGTTCTATGCGTTAGCAAGAACTAACTTTCCACACGTGATTGTTACTGCCGGTAATGAAAGTCGTCAAGACTTAACTATGGGTGGTTCTAGTATTATTAGAGAAGGTTTGATGACCGTTGAGTTACGTACTTTTGTTAAGTCAGATGACAAGACATTAGACGAAACAATTAACGGTTTAATTGAAGCGATTGAAGAGAAACTAGATGTAGACAGAACACGAGGTGGTAAAGCAAAGGATACTCAAGTGCGAGAAATCGAAATGGGTGACAATTTAGAACATCCATACGGTACATTTACCATGAAAGTAGAAGTTAATTACATTTTTAAAACAGGAGTTACATAATGAAAACAGTAAAGATGAAGAACGGTAATGGGGATTTGTATCCTCGTATTCCGGAATCAGATGTTTCATACCATCTTAAAAATGGTTGGAGTCTGGTTGACAACAACACTCAGGATAAGCCTGAGACAAAGAAGAAGTCTATGAAGCCAAAGGTTGAAGAACCTACAGTAGAAGTAGATTTAGATTTAGACCTAACAGAGGAGAATGAATAATGGCACAAATCACAAAAGCAGGCACAGGTGGTGCAGTTCTGATTTCAGATGACAGTGGTACTACTTACGAGACAATCGCAGAAATGCGTTCTTGGAGTTTAGAAGAGTCATCAGATACCGTCGAATGCACAGGGATGGCTAGTAGTCAAGTACGAAAGTACAAATCAACACACAAGACTTGGTCAGGAACAATGGATGTTTACATTGCATATGACTCGGCTGATGGTGGTGAAGAATACACTACTGGTGATACTAACGTTACAGCAATTACTGTTGGTACTGAGTACATGTTTAAGTTTTATGCAGACGCATCAACGGCAACATTTGCTCACTACGACGGAACAGGCATTGTAACTGGTATTAGTCGCTCAGTTGCTCACGACGGTATGGCAGAAATGTCAATTACTGTTCAAGGTAATTCAGCAATCACTATCGGTGCTTAAGACATAACGGACATCCATCATGGGAATACGAGTTGAAATAAAGGGTGACCTCACTAAAGAGTTTTACAAAGAAGTTCAAAAGATTTCAAAAGATTTGTATGACGAAATTAGAGATGTTACTCCAGTTAAAACTGGTGATTTACATGATGGGTGGTCGCTACGCAATACTGGTAAAGGTAGAGCGTTAATAAAGAATCCACAACCGTATGCTTCAATTATTGACAAGGGTCATAAAGGACCAAGTCGTAATAGTAGGGGCACATTTGCGAAAGGTGGAATGGTACGACCTTCAGTAAAAGCAATTCAAAAGAATGTTGAAAGAGGTCAAAGTAAAATGCGTAAAGGCAAATAAACAAAGGTAAATATTATGACAGTATTAAGTAAAGCAAAAGAACATTTTAAAGAGATTGCCAATCAAGGCATGGGACACATTGAAATACCCGAATGGGGAACAACTGTGTACTGGCGTATTGGTGGTCTAAACTTTGCAAGTCAAAGTAAAATCATTGAACTACAGAACGCTGGTAAATCAGCAGAGGCTCTAGTAGAGATGATGATTATGAGAGCAATAGATTCCGAAGGGGGCAAATTGTTTAAACTTGCAGAAAAAACAGAGATTATGCGTGAGGTTGACCCGAACATAATTTTAAAGGTAGTTACAGCAATGGGTGATTCTGACGATGATGGAGGGGACCCAGTAAAAAATTAAGTAGCGACCGTGAATTGCTCACTTTGTTTCATTTAGCGGAACAATTAAAGATGAGCGTAATAGATGTGATGCGTATGCCGGGAATAGAAGTAAAATATTGGTCGGCATACTTTGAAGTGATGAGAATTGAAGCAGAGAAAAGCACACCGAGTCACGGTCGCAAGTCATACTAAGGAGAGAGTAGAACATGAGCAATATTAAGTTAATCATAGACGCACAAGACCGTGCTACGCCCACACTTAAGAAGATTAACAAACAAGTTGACCGCTTTGACCGTAAAGGACGTAAAGGTACTAAGTCAGCACTTGGTTTTGGCACTGCGTTAAAAGCCGCTGGTGCCGCTGCCGCTGCCATTGGGTTCGCTAAGTTAGTCACAGGTATTGTTTCAACAAACGCAATGTTTGAATCTCTTCGTGCGAGTCTAAAAACAGTAACAGGTTCATTAGATGGCGCAAGAGTAGCCATGCATCAGATTGAAGAGTTCACTAAATCAACACCATTTCAATTAGAAGAAGTAGCAAACTCTTTCATCATTCTTAAGAGAATGGGTATTGACACAACAACTGAATCACTTAAAGCATTTGGTAACATCGCAGCCGCAAACGGCAAATCATTTGAACAGTTAGCAGAAGCAGTAGCAGACGCAATGACTGGTGAGTTTGAAAGACTTAAAGAGTTTGGTATTAAAGTCAAACAAGAGAATGGCAAGTTCATCGCAAGTATGGGTTCTACTCAAATCGCAGTTTCAGAATCAGCAGAAGCAATGGTTAATGAGTTGAAGGCATTGGGTGAAGATGGTGGTCGTTATGCTTCTGGTCTTGCTGACCAAGCCGCTACTATGGGTGGTAAGTTCTCAAATCTTAAAGACAATATGGCATCATTCGCTAAAGGTATTGGTGAAGGTGGTCTTAACACAGCATTAAAAGAAGTACTAGACAGTTTCAATGGTCTATTTAAAGGCACAGGTGACTTAGCATCACAGATTGGTGCTGGATTAGGTGCCGCTATTATCACAATAATGAAGAAGTTTAAGGGTCTAGTAACACTCGTGCAAGAGATTGGTAAAGTCATTCTAAACTTCGGTAGAAACGCAAAGAATGATGTAGCAGACAACTTTCAACGAATGAAGAACAGAATAGGAAGTATTCTTGCTGGTATTCTAGGCAAATTTGGCACAAGTTTTGAAGAAATAGCAGGAACAGTTAAAAGAATTCTTAACTTTGTTGTCAATGTGTTCCGTGCTTGGTACGAACAAGTGTGGAATATTATTACAAATCTGCCAGAAGCATTCTCAGACATATTCCAAGGTATTGGTAGACTTGCGATTGACTTTGGTAACAGACTTGCAACACAATTTAAGAATATTGGTTCATCTCTTTTGATGGCATTCAAGGCAGGTTTCAATCTATTTGATGACAAGAGTTTTGCTGAAGCACTGGCAGAAAACTTTGAAAACGCATTTTCTGATTTCAAACTAAGCGATGCATTTGACCTTGATGAAGACATCTTTCTAACATCAGAACGAATTAAAGAAATATTTGGTCAAGATGGATTTGCAGAAGTCAAAAAATTTATTACTGGTGCGTCAGAAGAAGTCATTGCTAAACTTAAAGTGTTGGGCATCAACATTAGTAATCTACAAACACCAGGTGAAGCGTTGAATGACTTTATGGACACATACAATCGCTTATTACAAGAGGGTGCTGATGAGCAAGAAGCATTAAACAAAGCATTGGCTGCCAACTCTGCTCAACTAGATAATAACTCAACCTCACAGAATTCGAACAATAAAAGCAAGAAAACAGGTCTTACATTACTTGAGAAGACTAAGAAAGCATATGACGACTTACTTAAAGTAGTCACAAAGACAACTGACCAAGACTTGATTAACAGAGACTTGTTGCCAATGATTAACAAGGCATACGAAGAAGGCACACTTAATGTAGAACAGTACAGTGAAGCGTTAAACAAGATTGGTTCAAGTTATTCACCGTTAGAAGTTTCATCACTGAGAACAATAGACACAATTAAGAAAGGATTTGCTGGTATGGCAGGTTCAATCACAGACACATTCTATGATATGTTCTCTGGTGTAACAAGTGTGTTTGATGGTTTAAGAAGCATAGCCGCATCCGTCTTTCAGATGATTGCTAAAGCAGTTATTCAAACAATGATTGTAAAACCAATATTAGCGATGATGGGTATTCCTATGTTCGCTCAAGGTGGACTAGCACCAAGTGGTAGACCAGCGATTGTCGGTGAGAACGGACCAGAACTTATTGTTCCGTCTTCTAATACAAGAGTATTTTCATCATCACAAACAAGTGGTATGCTAGGTGGAGCATCACAAGAAGAGCCATTAACAGTAAACTTTAACTTAAACGCAGTTTCAACAAGAGATGGTGTAGAGTTCTTAATAGAAAACAAAAATACAATTACAAATGTGATTCAAGATGCTTATCAAACAAGAGGTAGGTCAGGACCACTAGGTTAAGGAGAATTAAATGGGTATTACAAATTATGCATACTTAGACGCCACAGACGCAACTGGTAGAGAGTTTCCAACAGCAACTAAACCGTCAAAGATTAGTGTAGCAATAGAACAGCCAACACTTACATCAACAACGAATGCGTTAACAACACAAAGAAGAACATTAGGTGTACATCGAATTTCTTTAGAATACACATATCCACCAATGAGTGCTAGTGAGATGCAACCATTTATTGCGTTCTTTAACGCTATGCAAGGACAAACAAAAGCATTCAACTTAAAAGTACCAAAAGAATTAATCAATGATGCGACACACATAGCAGATGGCTCAACACATACATCAACGGGTTCTTATGCTGTAGGCGTAAGAGAAATAACAGCAGACGGCTTCTCTAACGGACTAACTGGCGGACCAGGGTCAAATAACCCAGCAATCAAAGGTGGCAACTTTATTCAGTTCAGTAATCACGACAAGATTTATGTAGTAGCAGAAAACGGCGGTAGTCACGCATCAAATGGTACTTGTACTATTAGATTTGAGCCTGCTCTTCTTACAGCCATCACTTCTTCAACTACACTAAATAGTTTTGATGAAGACATTCCTTTACACGCAATATTCGCCAGTTCAACAATTGAATTTGATGTCAATAGTGCGTTATTGTATGGCTTTAAGATTAAATTCATAGAACAATGGACGGACTAATATGGCAGGAAGAGGCTTTAATAGCACAGCAAAAACAGAAAGTGCTAAATCATTCAACTCAATCGCAACTCTTGTAGAAGTACTTGTAGACCCTAGTAACCCTACATACTTAACAGACTTCGGTAGAGACATCTCACACGATTCCAAGACTTGGTTATCAGCACAAGGTCTATTAAACGTAAGTGCAATTACAGAAAACAACAGTAACGGTATTGAACAAGTTTCAATCTCTCTTACAGCAATACCAGATGACTTTGTAAGTCTTTTCTTAGACTTTAATTACATTGATAGGTCAGTTAGAATACACAAACTATTTTTAGACAAAGATGGTGCTATTGTAGGCAACTCTATGCTTATCTTTGATGGTCGCATAGATAAACCAGTTATTAAACACGACTTTCAAGGACAAACAGCATCTATTGGTATCACAGCAAGTTCACATTGGGCTAACTTTGAAAGAAAGACTGGTCGAACGAGTAATCTTGCACACCAACAAGAACATTTTTCTACAGATGATTGTTTCAAGTTCTCAATTGATTATGAAAAAGAAATCACTTGGGGACAAGAAGATTAATGAAACTTAAATATGAAAAACTTGGTGTAAGAGATTCAAAAGAAGTCATAGAACTATGCAGAACATGGTGGTATGATGCTAAGTTTTTTGAGAAGACAGGTATGCCATTTGACACAAAAGAACAATACTGGTGGGGAATGTTTCAACAAGGCGTGATGATGGGTACAGTAGGAAGAAATGAAGATGGAGAATTAAAGAGTTGCTATGTAGCAATGAAACAACCATACATGTTCAATCATTCTTACAAGAACGCAACAGAGATTGTATGGTGTATTGACAAAGAGTACAGAAATGGTAGAAACTTAATACAGTTATTAAATGAAATAGAAGCCTGTAACAAGAGTGAGCAAACAACATTCTACAATCTTAATCTTCCAGTATTAGAAGAAAACGACAGGCTCATAAGCAAATTAGAATCAAAGAAGTTCTTCAAGCAAGACATGTCAATGATTAAACAAACGAATTATTTGGAGAAAGCAGATGGGTAAAGTAGCCGCAATCGTAGCCGTAGTCGCATCAGTGTTCACAGCAGTTGGTGTTTCAGCCGCCGTTGCAACAGTAGCCGCTACTGTAACAGTTGGTGTTGTAGCAGCCGCAGGTGCTGTAGCAATCGCAAACAAAATTACAAAATCAATGACACCGCCAGAATTAGGCACATCTGCTGAATTTATTCAACAAGGTTCACAAGGAATCATGGTCAACAAGACTGGTTCTTCACAATCAATACCAGTCATTTTTGGTAAAACAAGAACAGGTGGCATAAGAGTATTTGCTGAAACATCAGATGATTCATCTGGAGACAACAAGTTTCTACATCTTGCTTTTGTTATTGGTGAAGGCGAAATGAATAAATGTACTAAGATTTATTTTGATGGTGTAGAAGCAGGCACAACGTCAACAAGTGGGTCATCAGACCACGGCAATTGGACAATCAATTCACCATGGTCTGGCAAAGTACGAATGTATTTTAGACCAGGCACAGATGGTCAATCAGCAATTGGTGATTTAACAAGCAAAGCATCTTGGACAGACCCTAGATTTGCGGGCATTGCCTACGCATACTTAAGACTAGAGTTTGATGAAGACACCTGGAAAAATGGTGTACCACAAGTCACATTTGAAGTTGAAGGTGTGAAAGTACCAGCAACAAGTGATGGAACAACAATGTCATATTCAGACAATCCTGCGAGATGTATTCTAGGATATCTTGTTAACACTCGTTATGGTAAAGGTATCGCACCAGCAGATTTAGACTTACCATCATTTGCATCAGCAGAAACATACTGTAACACAAAGAATTTTGAGACAAGAGGCAATCTTTCAACTTCGGGAACAATCTATGCTAACTTGATTGACTTACTTTCATCTTGTCGTGGCTTTATTGCTTTCGGTAACAAGTACAGACTGTTAATTGACAAAGCAAGTAGCGAAACACCATTTGAAATAACAAAAGACAATACAGTCGGTAATGTAGATTATGTACTTGGTGATAAAACAACAATGTTCAATAAAATGACTGCGAAGTTTTTAGATGAAACAACAGAATACAAAGATAATGTTAAAGTGTTGGCGAGTTCAACATTAAAAACATACGACAACGGAATGGACTTAGAAGCAGAGATTCCTATGCCATTCACAAAGACAGCAAGTGTCGTAAATCAAATATTAATAGAAGAAATAAATCAATCAAGACAGTCACATATGATTCAGTTAAAATGTACTGTTGATGCTATTGACTTACAAGTTGGTGACTTAGTAAATGTAACCAACCAAACATTTGGCATAACACAGAAAACATTTAGAGTGTTAAATGTAATTATTGAGCCAAGTAGTGAAGTCACATTAGCATTAAGAGAGTATGATGCTGATGTTTATGGTTCTTCTATTATTACTGACGAACTTGCAGACAACAACGATTAGGAGAAGACAGCATGGCAAGATTAAAAGTAATAACACCAACAACAAACATTTCATCAGGTTCAATTGGTACAAACTTTATTAAAGATGACGCTGTAACATTAGCGAAGTTAAACACAACTGGTGCTTCAAACGGACAAGTACTAGCATACAATTCAACATCAGGCGCAGTAGAATGGGCATCAAACGCAGTTTACACTGATGCGAACGCTGTAGATGCCTGGGAAGCAGCCGCTGGTATCACGTCAACAAGCACAAATAAAATTCTATCATTCAACAAGAGTGTTACTCGTGGTGTAGAAGGTTACACATACTGGGATAGTGATGAGTTCTGGATTGGTGACGCTCAAGGAATCGTTATTGAAGATAATAAAATAGCACCTTGGGGTAATAATAATCCTCCGTTAATTCTAGGGGGTGCAAATACGGGCACTGGTGGCATATCTATTGATTCATCAGTAGAATTTGTACAAACAACACACGCAAATGCCGCGACAACATTTAATCAACCCGTAGAGTTTAATAATCCAATACAAGTTGACAGTACATCAGTATTCAATAATACAGTAGAGTTCAATAATCCAATACAAGTTGATGGCACATCAGTATTCAATAATACAGTAGAGTTCAATAATCCAATACAAGTTGATGGCACATCTGTCTTTAATGCCGCAGTAGATTTTAATCAAGCAATGCAAGTAGACAACAACTTGACTGTAACAGGTACAACACTATTCGATACAACCAGTCCAGTTAAGATTGAATGTGCAACAGCAGGTTTAACAAATCCAGTATTACATTTAGAAGTAGAAGAATCCAACTGGAGCAAAGCACAACTATTATTAGAAGATTCCAATGACGATGTTGTAGCGATTGTAGGCAGAAGAGATGACACTCTTAAGAACTATCAATTGAATTACACATTAGACCCGAACAATACTAAAGCGAGAACAAATGTAGGTGGTGCAGGAACCACTTATCCAGGTGATTACTTTATGGCATTTGAGAAAGATTGGTATGACCTTGATGAGATAAAAATGGTTCAGAAAGTCTTCGGCGCTCATAACGGATTTGAGATTAGAGCATATGATGACTCAAACGGTAGTACATTTAACCCAAACGATGCAACAAATGGTAGCAGACATTACAAAGCAAAACCCATTAGACTGATGGGCAGTGAGGTTGAATTGTATGCTTCAACATCGGGGGCAACTGAAGCAACTGTAAAAGTATTAGAAGTAGAAGAGACGAGAGTAACAATAAACACCCTAACAAGATTACATAACGCTGGTAGTGACCCATCAAATCCATTAGAGGGCGATGTGTATTACAATACTGGCACAGACCGTGTTAAACTTTACACAGGAGCAGGGTGGAAAACTCTTAGTGTAGATTAATGAAGATTAAGTTGTACAATGAGAAGCAGTCATACACTGTAATGAAGTTAGATTGTATGCTTCAGAAGATGGAGGTGCTTGGCTCCTGCGACTTAAATGAGTTACAGATGTTCAGAGTAGTGTTCAATACATTACCAAGGCAATCACAAATTAGATACGAACATCTACTGGAATCAGCACAAGATTTATTAAACATAGAAGAAGAAGAATGTTATTAGATGGCGAAAATTGGTACTTCTTTAATGATTACAAAGATAAAGAACCCTTAAAAAGAGCGTTGGCTTTTAGAGTAAGAACTTTTGATGACCGAAGAGGTTATGAATGTTTTCTATTAGCATCAGCAAAGGTAATGAATAAATTGAGATATGAAAAAGAAGTGGGTGGATTTGCTGTACACAGTTCATTCAATAAACCATATCCCGTGTACTGTGCTAGTCTGCTAACATCTGATATTCAACACATATTAGACAAGTACGAATTACAAGGTATCTGGTTACAGACTCCAACTGTTAAATTAACGTATTGATAACTTGATAAATAAAATAAGAGAATAATAACAATAAACGCTTGACTTTAAACCACCATTATGTTATTATTGTAATACAAAAGTGATTAAAATGGCGACTTTAGATTCGACACTGTGGTTTCATACAATATCATCAGTACATAAGTCTTTATCCGTCAAAATAAGATTATCTCATATCTTAAGTCGTCATTTTAATCACTTTTGAAACGTATTAAAAAGATAGTGGTTTTTCATCCTTAAGTACTCTTGGTGAAGTTAGTTTTTTATTAGTTGTAGATATTCTGACATCGACTTGAGGTAAACATACTCCTATTTGGTTTTTCCGCTATCTTTTTAATACGTTTTTTATCTAAAGAGAGAGATAATGGGTAGACATAAAGAACCGACAGTAGAGATACTCACAATTGAAGAAGCCCGAGAACGTGGCTTAACTCAAGTCGTCAAACAGTTGGAAATAGACAGAAAAACTAGAATAGGTCTTGGTTTAGACGACTTTAACGATACAGACCCAAAGAAACGTGGTCCAAAGAAGAAAAAACACGCAAATACTGTTAAATCTTCTATCAGCAAGTTAATTCGCACGAATTTCAACGATTTAGCATAAAAACCGCTAAAAACACTCAAAAAAACACTAAAATACTTGACTTTTAATAAATACTATGTTACAATGGTACAGTAAGTTGAGTAATAACTTACAAACTTTAAAACTAATAGGAGAATACAATGAAATTATCAACAGAAGAAATAGTAGCAGAATTAGACGAAATCATCTATGTAGATGGTGGTTTAGAAAACAGAATTACTCAAATTTTAGAAATGAACCCGGAACTTTCATCTTTTGATGACGTAGTAGCAGAATTAGAATATGAACTCGATGATAAAGATGTTTCTTTATTAGAAGATGCGAGTGTTCTTTAAAAAACAGTCAAAATAAGTCGTTTTATGCTCTTTTTCGCTTGACTTACTAAATAAAAGAGCGTACAATACAACTAATAACTAATAAAAAAACTAATACAAATCCCCCTCTTACAACTAATACAATTCCCCTCACAGAACCCTTTCAAATAAGATTAAGGTTGACACGCCGACTGTTATTGTGTTACTGAATCCCATCTGATGTGTGTGGGTAGGTAAGATTGCTTATTATCTAATTCAAGTGACTACCCTGTTATGCAGGATGCCTTAAAAGAGCCCTGAACTGGGATTGCTTTTCGCTTGTCGTAATGGTTGTAATGTAGAGATACGTGAATAAAGTGAGTTGGAAAAACACGCTCGTAAGAGTAACCAACAAAAGCGTCACAATTACTGCTTAATCGGTAGTGATGCTTTGCGTTAAACAGACACGCTTGTAAAAGGAGACAGCAAAACCTGCCTTTCTCGAAAGAGTTAAGTTGATTAAGTAATGGACGAATGCTTCAAGTATTCTTTTAGTTACGCCATAATAGGCGTGACTATGGGCTCATCTTCAAGCAGTTAATAATTATTAAAATAATCATTTACTGGTTCTTTAAATATTTGTTTGTGGAAACATAAAAATGATTTGGCTTTATTGAACGAGCAAAGCGAGTGAAATAAAACAAAGCGTTTTTGATGCCTTTGGCATCACATATGAGTGTTTTATTATTTGAGTAAATACTGTTATGATTTAAGCATAATTGGGTTTACTGAGATGTTACATTACAAATTTAAGAGAACAGAAGATGGTACATACGTACACATCATATTAGATGATAACTTTCTTGCTCCGCATCCGACACCAAGACCACCAACAGAACAAGAGATACAAGTGATAATGAAAAGAGAACGAATAAAGAAAGTCAAAGCAATACTTAAGGAGTACAATGAAAGAAGAGAAACAAAAACCTAGACCATCACCATTACCACCTCTGTCACCATTCGAGTGATTTGACTTTTAGTGCGTTTTATGTTACACTAAATACTACAATAGACATAAACTAATAGGAGAAATACATTGAACCACAACTTTATTACAAACAAACCTTTTCCACCTAGCAAAAAAATTAAACCATTGGGCGCAACTTCGCCGGTTGTATGGAGCATAGAACCTGCTTTCGGTTGTAATTTGAGATGCTCCCACTGTTGCGCCGACCTTATCGATAAGAAAGATAATCATCTGATGAAAGAAGATGTATGGAGAGCGGCTTTTACAATTCTGAATGAAGTGTCTCCGTATGTTAGAGTTGATTTGTGTGGTTTCGTGGGCGAGCCAACACTCAATGACGAACTAATGAAATTCATACCGATAGCACGTGAGTTAGCACCTCATTGTCAAATTCAAATTACATCTAATGGTACAAAACTTTTAACAGGCAAGTACAAGATGAAAGATTTGCTTGATGCTGGAGTGAGTATTCTGTATGTTGACCAATACGGCAAGCACGAAAGATTTGAAAAATTAGCAGAGGAATCTGGTTATCCTTGGTATCAGTATTATGATAAACCTGATAACGCACCGACTCCTTGGATGTATTATGGTCCAGAACAGAAGATGATTGTCTTAATGGATGAGCCAGCAACTTGGCCAGAGTCCAGAAAGAAGGCTGGTCTTTTAGGTAATTGGCTTGGTAATATGAATTGGGAACGAGGAGACGCACAAGAACAGTTCGGTATGTTCCCGTTAGAGCATCCTCTTAAACGAAGATGTAATCAACCATTCTTGTATGTAACTGTTGCTTCTTGTGGAGAATATTTACTTTGTTGCCAAGACGGGCTTCAGACAACAGCAGGTAAATTTGGTAATGTACTAGATGGTGTTGAAGGATTTAAGAAGTTTTGGTATGGTGAAGAAATGCAAACTATTCGCCGTAGATTGAGATACAAAAATCGGGCTGATACTGATTATGCTTGTGCTAAATGTAATATTACATTTTCCCGAAGTGACTTTAAACACTGGACTATTGAAGAAATTGAAAATCATTACGATGGTAAAGAATGGAAGCAACTAAAAGAAGACCCGACTGTAGAACGCTTTGATGCACAAGTATTTGATAAGTTATTCGATGCGAATGAACTAAAAAAGAAACGAAACGTCAATAACGTCTTTAAATTACAAAATATTACAAAATAGTCGTTAATGAAAATAACTCTTGTTTCGCTTGACATTTAACATTAAATATGTTAATATGATTAAGACGGTAGAGATTTAATCTTATTTTAATTAGGTAATGTTATGTTCACTCTCTATCGTCATTTTAAATGAAACCAGGAGCCAGTATGAGCAAAGATAAAGACAACGATGATATTTTAGATATTAAACATTATCAAAAACTAGATAACGCACCAATTGAATTTGACCAAGATTTATTCGGTCCACAAGAAACAGTTGAGATTGGTGAATACGATTTAATCTGTTTAGAAAGAGAACAAGAAAATCTTAGAAGATTACAGATTTATCTCTTAACAGAGAAAAAGATGACTATGGAAGAAGTACACGACTTACAAGATATGAAAATAGAATATCTTTTATTAGACTTAATCAACTTTCAAAAGGTGGAAAACGAAGACTTAAATGAAGAACTTGAAGCAGAAGAACGAGGTCGTGAAGAAATCGCTAAACGATGGCACGCAGATGTAACAGCCGTAGAATCAATTCACGTAGCGTTAAAAGAGTTCTTCAACAAAACTAATCCTAAAGACTTTAAGAAGTATGAAAGGCAAGAGAAAAAGAGAATAGACGCTTTGAAGCCTAAGCCTGGTACAACAGCAGATATTTTACAAATGATTAGAGAGCGAAAATTTGACTAAAACCACCCGTTTTAGAAGTGTTTTTGATGAATATGATAAATAAAATAGTAAGCAGATAATAGTTATTGTTGTCTGTTTACGACAAAAAAGGAGTATGTAATGATAGATTATGAGAAGATTAAAGAAAGAGAAGAAGCACGTCACAGAGAAGAGTATTACAGTGATAGAAATAAACTAATAAGACACAATAAGATGTTAGAACACGACAAAAAAACCGCAGAGAAGACAGGAAATGTTAAAATTATGTGGTCAAGTTGTAACAACGATTGGTCTTAACAAATAGGAGAATACAACATATGTTAAATAATTTATTTGAAGAAGAGTACATAGAAACAATTTCAACAAAACCTGTAACTGGTGTAGAGTTAAGTGAGATAAGAAATCTAACACAAGCACACAAAGAATATCTATTGAGTGTCGTGTACAGAGATTGTCCAGGGCCAGATGAGATGACTAAAAGAATAAACTTACAAAATAAGATAGACCAGATTGATGAAAAAAATCGTAAAGGTGAATACGAAGAGTGGATGAAAGAGGGCTTTAAGTATCAACAGAAAGACTGGTGGCTCGCTCAAGCAATAAGATGGGATAATATCGTTCTGAACAGAATAGCAAAGGGCACATTCACAGCAGGTTGTCTTAAGAAATTACAAGCGAATAGCACACACATAACTTTAACAAAGACTGAAAAAGTTAAAAAAGACAAGATAAACCCAATCAAACAAGACTGGATTAAACTATTAGAAGACAACAACTTTAACTCAGAACTGTTTAATACAGCATCAATAGAAGGCATCATTTATGATATCTAAAGAATGTTACAAAAAGTCCTACGAGTGTAGGCATCCTACGAGTGTAGGAACCCTCTCACTGAATGAAGAGTCGATTGTATTAGTTAACGGTTAACGAGAGCATTTAGTGAGATTTAGTCCCGTCAGGTTTTTTGCTGCCAAGTTATCCCTGACGGGATTATCTTATTAAAAAAAGGAGATAGTATGAAAGTACAGATACACAAAGATAAACATTCACCAACAATCGTTGTGAAGTTAACGTCACAGCCAAATCAACGCAAAGACTTCTTCACATTCGATGTTGCTTCTAAAGATATTTTAGATTCATTGTACTGTGTTGTCAACCAACATAATCTGAACACAGAGACAATTGATGAGGCACACGGAATACACGAAAGAGCAGGTGCAGTAACAAGAAAAGTCGTCATTAAAGATGTAACAGATGCTTTTGAGACAGACTTACAACACTGGGTATTTACAGGAGATATCAGATGACCATACACAATTACGCTAAAACAATAGAAGAAAGATGCGAGAAAGACGAAGAAACAGGATGTTGGAATTGGACAAGAGCAAAACACGTTCAAGGATATGCATTTATGCGCCACGGTGGTACTATGAAAACTGTACAACGAATAATGGCTATTGAAATGAATCTATTTGACGATATCAACTTCTACACACGAATAACAACGTCTTGTGGTAATAAGTTGTGTGCTAATCCAGACCATATTATTTGTATGACTCATACTGAATGTAATAATAGAAGATATGATAGATTGGGTACTGGTGGTTTATTAGAAGGTAAAGAACAAGCCTTATTGACAGAGTACAATCATATGAAAGCAAACGCTATTCCGAGAACGATAAACATTCTAGCAGAGAAGTATGACTGTCATACGTCATTACTGTACAGAGCGTTAAAGAAAGCAAGAGAGATGTAAATGAAAACAAAGAGAGATGCAAGAATAAGACCGATTAGAGACTTTTAAAAACTTACACTTCTCTTTGATTTTCACCAAACATGGCTACATGTTTTGACAGCATACCGAAGCATGTAAGTCTATTTATTTTAAATCTAATGATATTACTGTTCATACTGAACAGATAAATAAACATAACAGGAAGAAAACCACAATGAATAAAGAAATAACAACACTATTAACAAGAATGTTGAACATGGTTAACGGCTTATTAGCAATTGCCTATGTTTCTTTCTTTGCTTGGGTAGGTGTACAACTATTCAACATACTATTTTAGGAGCATCAAATGTCAGCAAAATATGACCTCGTTCTTTACCAAGGAGCGACATTCAACCGAACATTAGAAGTTAAAGACAACAATTCCGCCGCTGTAGACATCACAAACTACACATTCGCTGGTCAGATAAGAACATCTGCTCTTAGCGGTACAGTAGCAGGAACATTTACAATCACCATTACAAGTGCCGCCAATGGCAGAGTAACTTGGACAATGAGTGCAACAAATACAGCATTATTACCAGCACAACAATGTGTTTATGACTTAGAGATGACTCAAGCAAACGGTGATGTTGTAAGATTACTTGAAGGATACGTAGACATCAAGCCGAATGTAACACGTTAATAATAGGAGAACACAATGTCAGGAGAAGTATTAAATCTAACTGTCACAGAACAAACTCTCTTTAATTTAACAATTACAGCAGATGATTCTACAGTAACAGAAGTACAAACAACAACAGATAACATAATCATTAACACATCAATGGATGAAATTGATGCGACAATGGTTAATAACGGTACAGGTCTAGGCGTTTACAAACAAAAAGACATGACCAAATTCATCATGAGGTCTATTACCGATGATGACAAAACAATAGACACATCGTTACAAAACAGTAATGATGAAATAAGAATTAAACTACCCGATGCGGGCATCTCAACACCTGACAACTTCCAGATTAACGCAGATAGCGACAGTTCAGCGAAGATAGAACTGCCTGGTCCGACTGTAGACCTTAGTAAAGCGAAACTATTAACAGATTTAGATGTAAACAGTAAAGATTTAGACAGTGTAGCAACAATAACAGCAACAACAGGCGCAATTACAACTGTAAATGCGACAACAATCAACACAAGTGACTTAAATGTGAGTGATGACTTAGTTGTCACTGATGATTTAACTGTTCATGGTGGTGTTCAGATTGCTGAAAACCTAGATGTGTATGGTAATGCAACATTCAATGAAAACATCAATCAATCTATTGGCAAAACAGCAACATTGCCAACATTAAACTCATCTAACATATCCGGCGGCAATGTAACAATCTCAAATGCGAATATTAATGGTGGTGAGATTGACAATACAACAGTGGGCGCTGGTGGTTCATCTTCAGGACGATTTACAACACTTGAATCAGCATCAGTTGATATTAATGGTGGTGCTATTGACGGAACAACTATTGGTGCTACGACACCATCAACAATCGTAACAACAGATTTAACAGCAACAACAGTAGACATCAACGCTGGTACAATAGACAATACAACAATAGGTGCAACGACTCCTTCAACAATCGTAACAACGAATTTAACAGCCACAACGGCTGATATCAATGCAGGTACAATTGATAACACAGTTATCGGAGCAACAACTCCTGTAGCAGGAACATTCACAACAGCAACAGCAACAACTGGTGTTATTACAACAGTTAACGCAACAGATGTAAATGTGAGTGACGATTTAGTCGTAACAGATGACGCTTCAGTTGGTGGTGACCTAGGGGTTACTGGAAACACAGTCTTAACAGGCAACTTAACTGTTAACGGTACTACAACAACTGTCAACACAGAAACAATTAATCTAGCAGACAATAACATTCTTATTAACTCTAATCATACAGGTTCACCAACACAAGATGGTGGTATTACGATTGAAAGAGGAACAAGTGATGATGCTTTATTCCAATGGAATGAAACAACAGACGTATTTGAGTTCAAAGAAGGTTCATCGTACGCAGACATTAAAGCAGACAAAGCCGAGTTCACAGACACAGTTTCGATTGGTGGAACAACACCAAATGTAGTTGGTGCTGTTGATTTAGCAGTAGCAGACAGTTTCACAGTTGGCGGTGATATGACTGTTAACGGAACATCACACTTTAGTGTTCTAGGATTTACAAATAGAATTAAAGTTGACTGTAACACCCTAGCAACAACGAGTGGTCACGGTATTGTTCTTTGGGACTCAACTCGTGCAACCAATGATTTAACAACATCAAATAATGCTGATGATATCTTACATCCTAATGGAACAGCCCCTACCTTTGACAGTGGTGACAGTCCAGTTAATTACATAACAAATGAATCTATTGAGATGCATTTAGATGCAATAGGTACTGGTGGACCTGGCGAAACACATACAAACATCACAGCAGGCAAATTAAATGTTCAACTTGGCGACACAACAGAAGATGGTGAGACAACCATTTATGGTGGTAACATCGGAGCAACTCGTTCAGTTGTTGTAGGTGGCACAACACCATACATTTCATCAAACAGTTTCTCAAATCCAGGTGGTTTCTTCACAACTGTAGTTCCTTCTATTGCGACAGGCGAACCTTCTCAAGACCGTCACTGGCATGGTTCTTTTCTTGGTTCAGCAGGCAAAGAATTTGCACAACTCCATGTCAAAGAGATTTATGGCACAGAGATGCATGGTGATTTAATACCGGGAGAAGATAACGAACATAGTCTAGGTTCAGCAAGTAAACAATGGAAAGAAGTATTCGTTGGTCCTGGTTCACTGTACATTGATGGGCATAAAGTATTAGGGTCAGATGATTCCGGCACAATCAACATCTCCACGGACACTGGTCAGACACTTGATATCTTAGCCGGCGGTGGTTCTGGAACAGCGGGTGCTGTAAATATCGCTTCTAGAAGCAATGTAACAAACTTAAACGACACGACAGTTAATCTCGGTCCATCTGTTGGCGGTGGTTCAATTAACGCTCGTGGAACATTAGAAGCACCAGACCTTCATAACGGTGCATTAGAATTTAGTGGCACACTGATTAACCAAACAGACACCAATCAAAACCTAGAGATAAGAACAAATGGTACTGGTTATCTTCACGCAAATGTGGCTGACTTGTATGTTGGTCCTTTAACTGGCGCAGTTAAGATTGATGAGAGTAGTATCTCTGTATCAAATACAAACGGTGACTTAAATCTAACATCAAACGGTACAGGTACTGTTAACATAGATGACTTTGAGATATCACATTACAGTCAATTTGGCGAAAACTTTGGTAAGATTAACGCAACTGGAACAGACCAAAACTTATGCTTACAAGCAACCAACGGCACAGGCTACTTCGTAGTCAACTCACCTAATCAATACTTTGGTGCCGCATCTGGTGTTAAAATTACGAATGCCCCTGGGTCAGCAACAACACTTAGTGGACATGGTTATCAAGGCGAAGCACTTAACATAACTGGTAACTTAAGTGGTAACTTAACAGCAAACGCAACAACAGAGAATTTAACAACAAAGAATGTTAAAGCAAATCCATCAAGTGTAACTATTCCTGCGGCACCTAATATGGGCAATTGGGATTATTCAGCAGATACAGGACACGCATTAGTTGGTATCGGAAAATTTATGACTGGGCATCCGATTGTAGGAATAACACAAACAGATAATGTTAACGAATCACAGCCGAAAGCGATGTTCTTGGTTAATCATATGGATTACGACCACAGTGGTTCAGGAAGTGCATTAGGCGGACACGGAGTAGCAGTAGACTTTAATCTTCAAGATGAAGCAGGCAATTTGCATC